AGAGCCGGAGCAGCCCCGCCGCCGAACTCAAGAGCCGGAGCTAAGAACGGGTTCTCTTTAGAATACTGAGCGTATTGCTGATTGATCCTAGCGAGTTCAGCCTCGTAGCCTTTGCTACCGGAGAGTTTAGAGCGAAGCCATGCCTCAGCTTCATCACCCCAGCCCATGCCGAGACCTTGACCAATAAGGGCGCGAGCGCCGCCTAAGTACGGATTAGCAGTAGCCATTAGTCATTTCCTTCCTCAAGCGGAGTAGTCATACGGTAAGCGCCCGAATTGATTTGATCCAAACGAGCTTGTTCGCGAGCCATACGGTCTTGCAAAACTTTATAGGTGCGCTTGATAATCGCAGCGCGTTCTTCTCTAGTTTTAGAGCCGATACCTTCAAGCTCCATCAAGATAGCGCGTTCACCTTCAGTCGGCGCACCACCAAAGGTTGCTTTCAGTTTAGCCAGACCTTGAGAACCGAGCAGGTTGTTAATGATACGTGTGTTAACAATCACAGGGTCTTTAGAACCCGCCGCTTCACTTAAGAACTGCTGCCCTTTTTCTAACCAACCACCGGCTAGCGAGTTCGGGTTCAGCGCGTAAGCCTGTTTCAAATCAAGCAGGGATTGCTTGCTAGAAGCGATAAGGTCTTCAGCTTCGGTCTTCATCTTCAACTCGGGACCAGTCAGTTTAGCCTGCTGAGTCTTCTGGTTTTGGAACTTTTCTTGAGCCAAAGCAAAATTAGCAGTAGCTAGGTTCACACCCGCTAAAGAGGCAGTAATCTGCGCCAGCTTACCTTCAATATTCATATTGCCGATTTCTTGGACGCGTTTCTGGTACTCAGGAGTTCCCGCTTTGAAACCTTCATCAAGAGCCTGCTTACCCGCCGCAGACTGAGGCTCACCGGACTTGATGTAATCCTTGATGAGTTCAGTAGCGATAGCTCGCTTGTCATCCATCTCTTTGCCCGCTAACGTGCGCAACGTGTTCAAATCTTCTTTTGCGGCGGTCATTTTCATCTTCTGACCTTCAAGAGCTAAAGCAAGTTTCTGTCTAGCAGAAGCGCGTTTGTCCTTAGAGTACTCGCCCAATTCTTTACCAACCATGCCGAGGTTTTCAGCAAAATGACCGGTTTTAGTGGGAGCGCCAAACGCAGCCGCTAATCTGAAATACATCTCAGCCTTAGAAGATTTTTCGTCTTCAGGAGATTTCATAGCGCCGCTGAGCATTTTAGCGAATGCGTCGCTCTCAGCCTTAGCAGCAGCGCGAGCCGCTTTCAAATCTTCACCGTAAGCACTGTCCTTCGGACCATAAGCGGCGAGCAGGGCTTGAATGTTAGCCATGCGGTCAGAACCCAAAGCCGAGGGAACAGGCACAGGCGCGGCTGCAACTGCCGGAGCGACCGGCATAGAAGTATCCTTAGCGGCATTCAAAGCGACTGCTGTCAAGGGCGCTGCAGGAGTCGGAGCTGCCATAGGTTCTGAAATGACTGGCGGCGGGGGGCTAGCCATATTGATCGCGTTAATTTCAACCGGTACGCGGTCACGCTCTTGACGAGCGAGAAAATCCGCTTCGTCTTCAGAGGTTTCATAGCCGCTAGGTAGCTGAACGCGACCGGCGGTTTGGTAATGTGTTTTCACTTGACCACCTTTAGCGTAACTAGAAACAGACAGCGCGTTATCATCAAAAAACTTGCCACCACCGCCACCACCGCCAAACTCGCTAACACCTAAGCCATATTTGCCGAAGTCGTCAGCGCCACCAAAATAATCAGGCTTCAGAAATTCAGCAGCGTTACTAGAGTCGTCAGCGCCGGTATATGTTGATTCGCTCGGGTATGAACCAAACGCGTCTGGCAAGCCTTCAGGCGTCTCTGCAACTTCATCTATGTAAGTGTTACCGCCGCTGTTGAGCGAGTTGTCCCCAGCCATAGAACCGACGCTAAAACCTGAGTTGTCAACATTTTCCCAAGGCTGGACTTCGTACGGAGTTTCTAAAGAATCAATAGCGTCTTGAATACCACCGGTTGTACCGTCATCAGCAGGAACTGGTGAATCAACAGTTACAAAAGGCGTGTCAACAACCATAGGCGTGTCAATTGCTGCCGGAGTATCAACTACGGCGGGAGTACTAGGAGTTACCGCAGGGGTTTCTGGAACCAAATACTTATCAAACTCTTCAGGCAGGTCACCGCCGCCCGCCCTGTTCGGTCCAACAGTGTCAGGGATAATGGTGTCAGGATCAACCGGTGTCACTTCCACAACACCTGTTTTCTCAGGTGTGCTCGGAATTGAAGGAACCTCAGGTACGAGGTATTTGTCAAACTCTTCTGGTAGGTCACCGCCGCCTGCTCTGTTGGGACCAACAGTGTCAGGAATAGTGATATTAGGATCAACTTCTTCTATATCTACAGTACCTTTTCTAACTGTTGGTGGAAAATCATTATCTGGGCTAGGCATTACCGGCGTGGGTGTGACCGGCGTGGGTGTGACCGGCTCAGGTACTACAGGAGGTACGACTGGCGGCACAACAGGAGGTACGACTGGCGGTGTGACAGGAGGCGTGACAACTGGAGACGTGACAACCGGCGGTGTGACAACTGGGGGCGTCACAACTGGAGGCACCACAGAAGTGATGACGGGCGGTACGACAGGCGGTCTTATGGGCGGTGTGACAGGGGCTACGACCGGAGGAACCACGGGAGGTCTCACTGGCGGTACAAAAGGGGCAGGCGCATTGAACTTAGGCGCTTGCAGTATATTACCCCAGCGGTTTTGAGTCGCGTTGAAAATGTCTTGACCGCTGATGCCGTACTTCTGCGCATACGCGTTGATATCGCCTGAGTAGGCGTTAGGGTTCAGGTTCGCCCAACTTTGAATATTTCTATTGAACTGGTCGACACCCATATTGTTAGTGGCGTATTTCAACGCTTCAGACTTAGGCTCGTAGCCCGTCTGGTACTGTGACTGCATCATCATAGGGGTGTTCTGCAGTCGAGTCTGATATTCTTTCTTGTACGCATCGTACGCGGCTGTGTCTTCTGGGGTAGAGCCAGAATAATTAACCACACCAGCAGTACCTAACCCGTACTGCTTCATAAGTCTGTCGAGTTCAAAACCCATAATTACTCCTTAGCGGCCAAGGTTTTCTAGACCTTTGTACGTGTAAAGACCTGTCGCCAGCTGAGACAGCGGTGAAGGTGAATACGTAGCGCCGGTTGTTGTACCTTGATTAGTTGTGACCTGCGGCGTGATTGGAGCCATACCGCGAATTTGAGTGCTTAAAAAATCAAGTTGTTGTCTAGGGTACAACTTCTGCGCTTCGTATTGAGCTTTAGCTGCGTTGAGTTGCTGCTGTGCTTGATTCTGCTGAGCCGCACCCGCGCCTTCAAGCGCCGCGACATCAGCTGAACGCATGGCTTGCTCTTGTTGTTGCATGCCAGCGAAGTTTTGCAACGCCGACATCTGACGTTGATAATCTTGAGCTTGAGCACCTTGTGCAGCCTGAGCAGCAGTGAGACCGAACTGCTGTTGAGCCTGACCAGCACTGGTTTGCATCTGACCAAGATTAGCCATCTGAGACATCTGCTGAGCAGTGAGTTGCCCTTGCGTTTGACCGAGGTTAGTCAGGTTCTGCTGCTGTTGGCTTGTCAGCTGACCAGTGGTCTGACCGAGGTTAGTCAAAGCCGAAGCCTGTTGACCTGTCAACTGACCAGCTGTCTGTCCGAGGTTAGCTAATGCGGAAGTCTGCTGTCCCGCCAACTGACCCTGAGTCTGACCGAGATTAGCCAGCGTAGAAGCCTGTTGACCGGCGAGTTGACCTTGAGTCTGACCGAGGTTAGCCATCGCTGCGGCTTGCTGACTGGTCAACTGACCTTGAGCCTGTGCCAGATTACCGTACTGCGCACCACCCTGAAGCACGCGAGAAAGGTCTGCGCCAGAAATGCTACCGACGGTACCAGCCAACTGTGCTTGACGTGCGAGATCAGCCTGAGAAGCACCGAGAGCCTGCCCGTAGCCTTGGTTAGCCAGTTGAGCTTGTTGGTTCAACACAGCTTCTTGAGTGTCGCGCAGAGCACGGCTACCGAACTCACCCATGCGTGTTCCACCGAACTGACCCGCTTTGATGAACGCGTCAGACACGTTAGGCAGCAGGTTCTCACTAAGGTTGCGACCCGCCTGCTTAGCGATAACGTCCATGACGCCGGTTTGGTACGGCGACATATATTGATTAATACCGCCCGCGCCAGACTGAGCAGCCGCTGACAAATACGGGTTAGCCGCGTTCAAAGCACGATCAGAAAGCGCTTGCGCTGTCGTCTGACCAGCTTGACCCATAAAAGGTTGAGCCGCGCCGACGATGTTACCTGCGGCTTGACTAGCTTGATTCAAGTAGGGTTGGGCAGCGCCAGTAATATTACCGGCGGCTTGACCGGCTTGGTTCAAATAAGGTTGAGCCGCGCCGGTGATGTTACCCGCCGCAACACCAGCCTGATTCATGTAAGGTTGAGCCGCGCCCATGATGTTGCCGGCAGACGCACCCGCCTGTGACAAAGCAGGTTGCGCCGCGCCCGTAGCGTCCATACCCATCGCTCTTGACAGCGCAGGTCTACCCGCCCCTGCAATGTCCATCTGACCGGCTTGATCAAAATAATATTGGCCAGCGTTTAGATTTCTACTAGCTAGCTCTGGGCTCAAATACTGACCTTGCGCCTGCCTCAATGTGTCGGCTGTACCCTTACCACTAAAGTCGTACATACCCGACTGAGCTTTGTCAAGGTCTCCCTGATAGAAACCTTGATTACCTTGAACCTGCCGGTAGGCTTGTTGTTGCAGCGGTGACAATTCAGCCACAGTAGGCATGTTATACGCCTCATAAGGCGTATTGGCAATGTTCTGAGCGACTTGAATTTGGTTATAAATCGCATCCTGCATCCACTTCGGGGTCTCGGTGGATGATGTGGTGTAAGAAGTAGCGGTCTGAGGCGACCCTTGGAATAAGCTACCCATTATGCAACCCCTTTCAAATAGCTGAGAGGTGACTTAGCGTTAGGGCTAAATTTACCCTTTGCCAACACTTTACCTTTGTGTGAGCGGATCTTTCCGCGCATAGCGTCGAGGCGCTTAGCTCCTTCTTTATTGGAGCCATCACCGAGCATTGCTACTGTTTCTGCGTCAATCACGTATTCACCATCTGAGAGTTTAGCATCAATGGTGTCTGCTCGACCAGAACCTGCTCCTTGAGCGAATCGGGCAACAGCTGACAGAGCGCCACCTTGTGCCAGTTTTGGCGGAGGGGTGGTCGCTGGTTGCATATTATAAGCGCCAGAAGTGATTTTTGGCCAACTCCGCGCCATGAATTCGCTCAGGCTCTGGTTATTAGCATTAGCGTCGCTTTGTAATTTGTTCCAATCCCATACGATTGAGGGGCGGTTGAAGTACTCTTGCTGCTCGGGAGGCATCTTGTTGACTGCCTGCTGAACCTGCGGAGGAGCGCTACCGAGACTACCTAAAAGCGTAGCACCCATCAGAACATTTTTCATTGAAAACGGGCTGCTAGGGGCTGCGGCAGGGGCTGTCGTTTTAAGTTGAGCTAGCGGTGATTGAGGGGTCGTGGAAAGACCGCTACCCATATCTTGACCGCCGTACCCGCTAGGCGCTACGGGCGCATTTGGATTCGTCAGCGAGTAATCAACTGAGAAATTATCGGGACCTTTGTAACCGGTTTGACCGGTCATGTAATTGGTAGTGCCGTAACCCGCCTCAGGTACGCCGCTGTATGAGTAGTCACCGCCCTTAGGTATCTTCAGACCTTCAACTACGGCGTCTGAAGGCTTAAGCCCCATCCGGCTAGATTCAGCAGGCTTTGACATGCTGGTCGCTAGACCCGCTAAGCCGCCCCCGATGACGGCAGACTTAGGGTCGTAACCGGCAGTAATCATGTTACTGAACTGCTTACCGCCCGCGCCCACGGCGGCGTTACCGGTCAGGTCGCCGAGCTGTTGACCGGCGTAAGCTCCTAACGCGCCTGAAGCCGCGCCTTTCAAAAATCCCTGACCAGTAGCCGCACCCACGCCGCCACCTACGAGCGCGTTACCGAGCACGTTTTGACCGGCAGCGCCTAAATCTAATCCTAAAGCGCTATTAGCAGCACCGCCCACGGCTTCACCTAAGCCACCCCCTAAGCCGCCCAGAATAGCGCCTTTGAGCGGATCGCCGCCGGTCAGCGCTGAGGTCGCACCGCCGATAACCGCGCTACCCGCCATAGCGGCTGCTGTACCGGTTAAGCCCATTGACGCGCCGATTGCAGCACCGGCTCCAGGGACGATAAAATTCAAGGCAATCGGTAGTGCAACGCGCAAGAGTTTCTTAAAACTGAATTTATATTCAGGTAATCCGGTACGCGGGTTAATCGTTCCCGAACCGCCCATGCGCTTGAGCATTGCGGCTTCACGCGGATTGATGTGTGCCAGCATCGTATCGCCGTGACGACCCAACGAAGCTAGACCGCCTTTAGCAAAACCATTTTGCTTCAAGCGCTCTTGCATGCCGTACATCAGTACGAGCAGGGATATAATTGCTACGGGGTCAAACTGCGCTGGCAGGTCACCCTCTTCAACCATGTCGTCTTTAACGGCAGAAGCAACAATCTCTGGGTAACTTTCAGGATTATTGAGCGCAAACTCGAGCATCTTAACTAATTCGTCTAAGCCCTCACCCGTGACCGGCATGTCGCCGATTTCGTTCTCAAGCGTTAAAACCGCTCTTGAGAACCGAGGATCGTTCTTTGCTATTTCAAGAATCTGCTGCTTATTCATTTGTCACTCCAATTAAGACAACGACTGAGCAAATCTCTCAGCCCAGTCACGCCAATCATCAAAATCGTAAGGTAGAGGAAAGTTTCTACCTAGCGAAGTATTATTTAAAAACTGCATAGCCCAGTTTTGCCAGTCATCACCGTCCAACCGACCGAGCGCCCCGTAGCTGTCCAGATCGAGCGCAATCTGGTCAGCCCAGTCGTGTAGCGACATGTAGGAGGGGCGCGTGATCGTGGTCATCCGAGCACCGTCCTGTCGCCCGTATCAACGTGCGCAATGATCTGACCCATCTGGTAATCGCCGCCTATCGTGTTTGACTCAAAGCGTGCGCGCAACTCGCGGCGCTGTTCTTTGAGCATAACGATCTGCTGATAAGGTTCTGTCGCAGATTCAGGGAATGTAAATTCGCTGCTGTAAACTTCAGGCGCTCGGGCATTGGCGCGACCTGTGATTTGCACAGACATAGAGCCGCTTTGAATAAAGTCAGGCTCAATCTCTGTGATCCGCAAATACTCATTTTTACCCTGCGGTAATGATGACAAGTCGGCGGTTTCAAAGTAAGATTGAATCGGCAGGACTGATTGACCGTCAATATTGTCAACACCTTGCTCATGAATCCAGACGCGATAGCCGCTCGCCGTAGGGATGCAATCTGTCAACAGGGGCGCGGCAAAGCCGTTGTTGTACCCGCCAGAGGCGCGTCCTGAATCGGGCAGCGCTGTGTCATACCAAGAGTTCTCACGCACATTGTAAATGATCGCGTGGGTGCACTCGGTAGCGTCACCTTTAGGGTAGCACCACCAGATCTCTCCAAAGTGCGGCACTTTAAATGCGAACACTTTAGCGCGGTGGTTCGGATTGACATTGTCAAAGAAATAATTCAAATTCAGCTGATTAGGCACTTCGCGCACCACGCCGTTGAACATCAAGAAGCGATCAACTCCGCACCAGAAAAACACACCATCATAGTCAACCACGCAGTCGGGTGACATGATTGAGGTGTCGGTGGCAATCGTGTCAAACTGAAACACAGTCGCGCCACCGGTGAAAGTTGCACGAATAACGGCGTCGTAAGCCCAGAACAGCCCCGCTGGCGCTGAACCTGAACCGGCGCGTAACGGCATACCTTTGATAATCTTCTGACCCCAGACACGTGCTATCCCTGAACCCATACCGCTCAAATCAGTAAAGTCACCAGGAACAGACCAGCCTACGATACCGGCTGTACCGTAGTAAAATAGGTAAGGGAACAACATCACGATACCACCCGTGGCGTTAGCGCCTGCGGGCAGGGGGATGTCTACTAGTGGCGCAGTCCCTAAGACGTCGCCGTAGAAAATCTGACCACCGGTGTCATTACAGACACATTGCAAATTAGGAGCTACGTGCGCGATGATTGAGTTATATGTTGTAGAAGCATCATACGCAGTCTGGAACATCCACTGGTTATAAGCGCTAGCGGTAATTGCGTTCAAGCCGCCGCTCATATTGGTTGTCGTAGCTGTGATGGTTGTTGTGTTAGTAGCAACGACAAACCCGTTAGGGCTTTGACCAGCGTTAGAAGCCGTGATAGTGATTACCGGACCCACTGCGGTCGCAGTGTAGTTTGGCGTAGAGACGTAAGCCGTGATATTCGCCGCGACAGCGGTCGCAGTCGTTGCTAAGTCTGTCGTGAAGAGGATACCACCCGATGTAATCGTAACACCATTGACCGTGACGTTATTAACTGAACCGCCAGCGCCGCCGGTCAAAGTAACCGTCCCAGTCGCAGCAACCGCTACCGGATTCCGGTTGGTGACGATTGAGCTGTTTTTAGTCGCATCAATGGTAAAACGCTCAATCGATGATGCACCCGCTGAGTGGCAGTACTGCAGGCTCTGCTGCGTGAAGCTGTTGAAGCCTCTAGAAATCTCAGTCAAGTACTTGCTGATTGAGCGATACCCGCCGATCTTCCTCGGTAACCCGCGCTGAAACCTGACCCATTGCCCGTCAATATAAAAGTCACCATCGTACCTAGTACCGTCTCGCTTAATACCGGCGAGAGATTTCAGGACTATTGTGGATGAAGGCATCAGAATGTCCCACCAACGACGACGCCAGCAGGCGCGATACCCAGAGCAGTCCAAGCGGCTTGCTGATTAGCTGCTGTGAAGATTGAAATACCGGTTGAAGTACCACCGAGGTTGATCAACGCGCCACCGGCGGTTGTAGCTCCCGTACCACCTTGCGGTATTGAAATCGGGAAGCTGACGGTAGCCGTGTCGGCATCGACCACATCAGTACCGTCACAATAAAAAATACCCCTCGCGCCTTGGTTGATTACGACACCCGTTCCGGCAGAGGTTTTGACTGTCAGCGTGTACGCGCCGGTCGTGGCGTTGTCAATCCAATATTGCTGGACGGTCGCAGGGACAACCACAGTACGGTTTCCGGTCAGAGCGCCCGTAAATTTATAAACGATACGGTTCAGCTCTGAGCCTGTCAGCGTGAAGGTTCCAGTACCAGCAATGCTAATAACTGTGTAATCAAAGACAAAAACAGAAGATTGACCGAACCCGAGCGTGTAGTAATTAGTTCCATCGCTGATGATTACTGACGCGTCACTAGGCTGGTAGTTTTTGCTCGCCAACCCGTCAATCGTAGCGACGCCAGATGCTGAGACCGTAACTTGCCCACCGCCCGCGTTACGCAAGTACATGAACCAGTTGTTACCTACTGTGGGGGCGCTCGGCAGGGTCAAAGTACCTGAGCCTGCGCCGTTCCACACATACATCTTTGCGCGGTCTGTGTCGCCCGCTGAGTAGTTTGAGTTGAACAGCGTGATCGGTACAGACTGAGACAACAAGGTTCCGACCGCTACAATACCCGTGCCGGCAAGGGCAGAAGCGTTAGCGACTGAAACTGTAGCGCCGAACTGGAGCGTTTCCCACACACCATTCGTGGTGGTGTTGCTCGTCAGGTAGACCTGCCAAACTGTGCCCGCAGCAATAGAAACAACTTGAGTGCCGCCCGCATTTTTAACTACGAAAGTTTCTGCGCCTTGGTTGTTGAACAGGATAGTGTTACCCGTGCCGCTCTTCTGCGCATCGGGCAAGAAGATTGAACGACCTGCGGTGGTAGCCGTTACGTCAATAATACGGGTTGCTAGGTTGGTGTTAGTAGAGGTTTCCTCTGGCCAACTCAGCGTGACGTCGGTAGCACTGAGCGTGATAGCGCTGAAGCTGATTTCGCTCGGGTAGATGTTAGCTCCACCGAAGACATCGTTATATATAGGCATTACGCTTCACTCCTTGTTGCTGTGCGATCCATGATACGCTTCAGGTCTTCTCCATTCAGCGCCTGCGCCGCACGGTCATACATGGCTTGCCAAGTCTGAATACGCTCGTCTTTTTTCAGGAACGGGGTGGCTTCGAGCAGGGTTGCGTAAAGCAGCACGTCCGGTGCGTATTCAGTAAGCCAGTTAGTTTGTAGGTCGTCACCCAGCAACGCGGGTTGCTCGTAGTAAAGAATTTCAAGGGTCTGTGCTGCGGCGGGTGAAGGGGTAATCAGCCAGTGCTGATAGTCATAATCCGCGTAAAACTGAGGCGCTGCGGTCTGAGCTTCGTTAGGCCAGAAGTTACGGCAGTACTCATAAGAGCGAGCAAAAATGGGCGTGCCGTTTACGGTCATGCTAATCGTGTCGCGCCAGCGGTCAGGCTTGAGATAAACGGCTACGCCGACAGACAGGGGGGTGGTCACCGCTCGGATGAAACCCTGAATCTTCAGTTCGCGGGCGATACGGCGCTCACCTAATGTGATTAGGCGAGGTAGCTGGTCGTAAACGATTTGGTCGCTCTCTTGCGTGAAACCACGTTCAAGGTAGCGACGCACGTCCACCAGCAAACTGTCGTACGTCATGCTATAGCTCATAAATACTCCATGGGTATTAGCAGCTGATTCAGCATGCGCCGTTTTGATGAATTATAACCTTGAAACAACTTTCAAGGCAAACTAAATGTCTCACTTACTCGCGACGCCTTTGGTCTTCTCAAAAGAGCGCATACCCGCGATACCTAAAATGCCTGACAATATCACCCAAAGTTGGTCTGCTTCAAGCACCGGCGGGGGATCCATACCGACTGGAACCCAGCCCATAGCCTGCAAGTATTTCCAAGCCCACTGAAACAGCGGGTACAGCAGGAACTGATACGCCATCGCTGCTACGCCGATCCAACCGATAGCGGGTCGCCAGCCGGAAACAAACACGCTAGAGGAAGCTGCCTCAACTTTGTTCACTTCGATTTGAGCTAGGTTCGTAGCTTGATCAATGCGTTTTTCTTCAAGATCTAGCTTCCGCTGCTCGATCTCCATCTCCATTTTTTCTTTGTCAGTCGTGATCAGATCACCTGCGACCTTACCCACTGCTTCAATGATTGACCCAACAGCTAGCAAGCTCATGCTAAACCTTTCAATGTTCGGTTGATCCAACCCTTGAGGAATTTAACCTGCACGGGGTTTTTGTTGCATATCTCAACATAACGAGCGATTTTCGCTAAGGCATACGATTCTTTGAACCGCTGCCCATCTGTGATTTGATTGAGCTTCTCAATAGTCTTAGCGCCGATACCGCCATCAGGCGTAGCACCAATTACCAGCTGAGCCAGCTTGACCGCCATACCCATACCTGCGTTCACACCGAAGTTAAAGATGCTATTAGCCACCTCTTGATTTGAAATCTCGTTACCGCGCATTTTGTCCCAGAACTCAATGCGGTAGAACTCCCGTACCATGCCGGTAAGAGACCCGCCGAATTCTTTCTTGTCAACCAGAGGCCAACCATTCCACTGCGGGTTCTTGTTACGGGCAATACCCGCGTAGGTCATACCGCCCGTATCACCAGGAATTTCGTGCAGGACGTAGCCACCCTCATCTTTGATCATTAGCTCAAAAGCTGGTTCAAACTGAGCCATTATTGTTTGCTCCTTGAAAGCATAGTTGCTGCAATTTCCATCATGGTTCTCGTCACTTGAATGTCGGCGGGTTCATTATCCCAACCCACGGTAATCTGTCCTACAAACCTGCTTGGGTCAGGAGGGATGCTGATTCGACACGTGTAAGTAACACCTTTGGCGATGTACCACAAGCCCATCTCTGACTGCGCTGACTTGTATTCGCCACAAGGAATCTCGCTGGCCATCAGCTTGACCACATCAGCGTTGTTAAGTGCGTTCTGGGTAAACAGACCAACATCAAGCCCGTCATTAGATTTGTCCCGACCCTCTTTAGTGTAAGCGCGGTGCAATACTCTGGTCCCGAACATCGGATTAACTTTGAACACGGCGACAATGACGGGATTGGTAGTTTTGAACAAGTGAGCGGCGGCGTCTTCTACTCTGTCTTCAACGATGCTGGGCATTTTCTTAGACTCTTTGTACGCCCCCATCAACAGCTCTTGGTTTTGCCAAACGAAGTAACCGGCGAAAGCAAACACCGCCATGAGTATCAGCGCAAAGAGCTTGAACGGGCTGTCTACGTAGGACAGCACTTTACTTAGTATATCTGCTGGCTTTTCTTCGCTCATAGCCCAATCATCCCTAGTAGTTTATTCACAATTTTGTCAGACAAGTCGTCCGGCAGAAACTTAAGAAACCCGAGCACCCACCAAACCACGCACAAGCGCACAAAGACTTTGAGAAACAGGTCAAATTGCTTTTGGTATTCATTCACCGACCACACCTTGACTTAGCGCAAAAGTCTTGAATCTCAGCAATGCCGTAACCTACTGCGCCAAGGAGCATCACGATCACAACAACGCCAATAGCCCATGCGAGTTGTTCTTCCTCTTCTTCTTTACGCTTCTTCTCTTCAGCCTTCAGCTCTGCCATCTCTCGAGCGTCATCTCTGTCCATCTCAGCTTGACGGGCTTTAGCAGCGTTCCAAACGTCTATGCGCCCCGCCTGCATGAACAACATTTTTAACTGCTCTTCAAATCGCTTGGCTTCGTCTAGAGCCATCTCAATTTGAAGCGCTGCGCCTAGGTTAGATTTACCCCCAGCGCGTTTAGCCTGAAGCATCGCCTTAGTAGCGGTACTCTTGGCATCAAACATCCGCGAAATAGATGGGGCTAGACCCGCTAAATCATTAGCGACCTTGCTCGCTTTCTTGACCACACTGATCGCAGTCTGTAGTCCTTCTAACGCTGATATCGGGTCTATTGGGATCATGACTAAATCCAAAAAATCTTAACTGCTTTTTAGCCAATGAAAACAATAGTTAAATACCTAAAATCTTTTTAACAAACTCTCCGGCGACTCCTGGACCAAACAAAACCGCCGCAATGACGATGTAAAGTAGATACTCGATCGTTTTCATGCGGTCTTTCCCACGATCAAGCGCGTCCTGTATCGAGCGATAACGCTCCGTACAGACAGCTTCATGAACCGCCAACCGAGTATCTACTGATTCCATCTTACTCTTTCACTGTCGCGTCAGTAACTTCGGGTTTCGCCTCCAACGCGCTTTTCAGCATATTGAAGAAGGCATCTCTGCCCACCTGAAGTTGGTCTACGTTGAATCGGGCAGAGTCCAATTTACGATCCAAGTCGGCAACATGATTGAGCAGCATCTGTTGCTGCTGGGTCATATCTTCGTACTTGTACTCTACGCCGTCGATTGTCACAGGGGTCTTTTCTGTTTTTCCCATGATGTTTCCTTTAGTGTGCTGCCAAGGTCGGGTGGCAGCTTCCCGTTATGCGGATGCAGTACGCAGGGGTGCAAGGTTCTCGGTAGTCCAGAAGTCTTTTGCGAGCATAATTTTCAGATGCTCTTTGTTACGAGCAACAGTGTCAGCCCAGTCTTCGTCAGACATTTTTTCTGGCTGTCCTGCACTAATCAGGTTTACTGAGTCCATTGCGGCACTGTAGTGCTTGGCAATTTGTTCTGGGGTTTGTGTTTCAATAGTCATGATTTTCCTTTACGGTTTGGGGTATTTTGCTTTGACGGCTTGGCAAGCCGCAACGTAAGCGTCAATCTGAGATTGGTCGCCCTTAACCACACCATCAATGTAGTCAGTGACAGGTGGGTATTCTGCTTTGCGCTTTGTTGCATACGACAATTCAGATTCAATCTCTGAGCGAGTTTTTTCACGCCTTGCCGATGGCATACCAGCCTCGACAACTAATGATGCGTCAGCAATCATCGTGTCGTAGTCATCCTCCACGGCAACAGGGTTTGGATATTCTGCCTCAAGATCTGGGGCGGGAGACTTTGATTTAATCCACAAAGCGCCGTCTTGTTTGAAGTATAAATATTTCATTTCTGTTTCCTTTTAGGTGTCTAACCTGCCCCAAGCAGTCCACGATACGTTGAATGAACGAACGTAAGTCACTGTAGAGGCGATTTCAGTTGCAATTTGAGTTGTGACGTTACCCCCGTTGCCAAACACAACTAAGGCAAAAAAAGTAGCGGCTGGGGCATTTGTTGCGCCAGAATCAACACGGTACATACCTGGTTTTACAAGGTCATTAAAGTTTGTGGATGAGCCAAAAGTTCTTGCGGCTGTAAAAAAGCGTCCATCAATACCGCTTAGATTTGAACTAAGGTAGAAAATAGGGTCGCCATCGCCATCCGACAACACTACCCAGTTGCTATTTCCACGAATGTCTAGACCACCTTGGTTGCCCGAATAGCCTCCAAGTATGACGTTTTTAGAGCCAGTCGTAATGTCACCGCCAGCGCCATTACCAATAAATGTGTTGTAAATACCAGTGGTCAAGAAGCGACCAGCGGCATTGCGAGTGCCATCAAAACTACCAACAACCGTATTACCACTTCCCGTAGCGGCATACAAAGCGCCCTCACCAACTGCTACGTTTCCGCTTCCTGTGATGTTTGTCAAAAGAGCGTTGTTACCAAGTACGTTGTTGTAATTACCGGTTGTAATTGCCGCGCCAGAGTAACGACCAATCAGGGTGTTAGCTGAGCCCGTAGTAAGCGCAAATCCAGCCTGATAACCAAGCGCAGTATTGTTTCCAGTGGTATTGGCGTTAAGCGCACCAGAACCAACAGCCGTATTTTGTTGTCCAGTGGTGTTGGCGTATAGCGCCCCTTGGCCTATTGCTACGTTAAATGTTCCGGTGGTGTTTGAGAACAACGCGCCATTACCAATACCAACGTTGTTGTTGCCTGTGTTTGAATAGCCTGCTTGGTAACCAACAAAAACGCTTGCGTCACCCATAGAATTGGGAGCGCCTGCCTTAAACCCTGCTTGGTAACCAACCAACGTATTGAATTGCCCGCTGGTGTTGTTAAAGCCAGCCTGATAACCTATGGCGACGTTGTTACCGCCAGAGACGTTATAACGAAGAGCCAATACGCCGACTGCGACGTTGTAGTTTGATGTTGTATTTGCATACAACGAAGCATTTCCAACAGAGGTATTGCCTACCCCTGAAGTGTTGTTGTACATCGCTTCGACACCGATACCTGTGTTGTCAACGCCGTTGTTGGTGTAAAGGGAGAACGCGCCAAGAGCGACCACTGAACTTGCAGTAGTGCCTAGATATGATGCCCTGTACCCCAAAGCGGTATTGTTAGCGCCCGTGGTGTTGCTAAAACCAACCTGATGACCAACAGCAGTGTTGTTAGATGCTGTGGTGCTGGCTTGGAGTGCGGATAAACCTAACGCCGTATTGTTTATACCAGTGGTATTGGCAGTAAGCGAAGATTGACCGACAGCAGTATTAGCAGAACCAGTAGTAGTTTGAGCCATGCTGTTGTCGCCAACGGCTGTGTTGCTATCTCCACTTGTAATAGCCGTAAGCGCAAAGCTACCCACAGCAACTGAATAAGATGGCGCACTACCTGCGCCGCCTTTTGCGGCCAAGTAACCAACCGCCGTGATGCGCGTTCCAGTAGCATTTGTATAAGCCGCCTGATAACCTACGGCAGTATTGTTTGAGGCTGTGGTGTTATTTTGAAGTGAGCCAACACCCATAGCGGTGTTTGAACCGCCCGTTGTATTTAAAAACAAAGAGGCATACCCAGAAGCGGTATTGTTGCTACCTGTGGTATTTAAAGTTAGAGCTTGCTGACCAAACCCGCTATTGTTCTCACCGCTTGTATTTGAAGTTAAGGTCGCATTTCCAACACCAGTATTTCTTCCATTTCCAGTATTTGCGCTTGCTAGAACGCCAGCACCCACCGCAGTATTGGTAGACACAGCACCTGCACCACGGCCAACAGTCAGATTATAGACAGTCAGGTCAGTACCAGAGTACAACAGATTTGCAGAATCCGTCAGCAAGCCAGCAGTGGTAGCGTAAGGAACGCGACCAGAGGTCAGGCTAGAGAACGTGATGGAGCCAGACGATGTAATACCAGTCAAGCCAGTCAGAATGCCTGCATCGCTCAAAATGCCAACAGAGTTCTGAATCAGTTTGCCTGTGGTGAGGTCGAATCTTGCCAAAGCATTGTCTGTTGCAGAAGCGGGACCAACAACATCGCCAGAAGCGCCTGCGCTAGAAGCCAATAAAGTGACTGTTCCACCGTTGTTCTTGTAGTACAGCTTACCGTCAGTAATGTTAATACCTAACTCGCCGTTTGCAAGATTGCCGGAAGTAGGTACAGCCGCCGCAGTGGTGCTGTAGTACAGTTGAATGGGTGTGTAGCCTGTAGCCGCCATGATGTTACCTCAAATTCTCAAGTTTGTACAAAGTTTTCATATGCATACCGGTGAGTTCATCAACGATATTCTCTAAGGCTGGAACACCCTTAGCAACCTTGCTACGGTTTTCATTCAGCCAAATTATATCATCATGAATCAGTTTTGCAACGCTTTTTTCCTGTTCACCCACTTCACCGATGATTCCGAAAGTACCCTGATACGCCTCAATCAGCTCGTCCAGCTGCTCGATGACATCTTCATAGTAATGTCCGAGGGCTTTGTGCTCAGCGTAGGATTTCGTTTTCCAGTGTGCGATGTGGGCTGCGTTTCGGGCGTGGAATAGACGCTCGATTAGTTCTTCAATCATCAGAATGTGCCTCCAGAGATACCACTCCACGTCGGAGCGCTTGCTCCGGCAGAGGTCAAAACCTGACCGGCTGTACCTGCCGCTGTGAATGCGAACGCTGAACCGGTTCCGTAAGACGCGCCGCCCGCCGTAGGAGTTGCGGTCGAGTTTGTACCGCCGTTAGCGATCGGCAACGTGCCGGTTACACCGGTGGTTAAGGGTAAACCCGTGGCATTAGTCAGCGTCGCAGACTGCGGTGTGCCTAAGATCGGGGTGACCAAGGTCGGGCTAGTCGCGAAAACTAAAGCGCCTGAGCCGGTCTCATCTGTCACCGCCGCTGCCAAATTAGCTGACGAAGGCGTCGCTAAGAATGTAGCAACACCGCTACCTAGACCCGTAATTGAGCCGAGGGCGGGGGTAACTGTCGTGTTACCTGCAAGGGTCAGCTGACCTTGCGCATTGACAGTGAACGTGCCGACTTGCGTAGCCGAACCGTATGCACCAGCAGTGACAGCCGTATTGCTGATGCTGAACGACGTGCCGGTCAGCGTTAAGCCAGTTCCGGCAGAGTAAATTTGCGTAGCTGAAATCTGAACGAAAGTGATCGCGGTCGTGCCGAAGGTGATAACACCCACGGTATTACAGACGTAAGTCTCTCCAGCGCCTGTAGCACCGGACGTGATGAAGAATGCGTCGCCGTTACCTAAGCCGTTAGGGTCTTTCAAAGCATACGTATCAGCATCAGAAGCGCGGGTTAACACCCATGCCACCGCGCCGCTACCGACTGTCGTGACGACGTAGACGCCGTTTTCAGCTTGGTTGGTCTGATTGTAAAC